AAGAGACAGCTTCAAGGTCGCGCATTATTCGCCGTAGAGTGACCGGCTCGTGAATACAGAGCCGCCGGGCAAGCGTTCGAATTGGTGGACGCGCGCCAGTTTGCTCGTAAGCGCTCCTGACCTCTGCCAGTACCTGCTTGCGCCTCGTTGTCATTTGCCCGTACGGCCTACCCCTTGCCACCCCTACCACTCCTCATCCCTGCCAAAGCCGACCGGCGGCTGAACCCGATAGATCGGATGCACATCGACGCTTACGAGCCCCGTGTTCACCTCGGCGCGGTCATTGACCTCGATACTCGACGGACGCGGACAGTCGTCGCTGTCCCATTCGGATCGCGGTTCGCCTCGCGGTCTGATCGTGTATCTCGCCATCACCTGCCCCTGACTGTGTGGTTATGCCGCCAAAACGCTTGGACCGGGTGAAATGCGGCAGTCTGTCCAGCGCAAGCCAATGAATTTATTCAGGAAAACGCGCAAAACGCCCGTCTTGGACAGACTGGACAGGGTGAAAGTGATTATAGCCTTGTGTGCGCGCGTGCGCGTGAGGCTATAATAGAGTTCAGTCTGTCCAGTCTGTCCAACGTGTTTCATTTCGACGATTTCCTCAATGATTTCCGTGTGTTCTGCTGGACAGGGTGAAATGCTTCAGTCTGTCCAATTTGGGTGTGTTTTCAATCATTATCCATCCTGTTATCGATTTTACCAATAAGTTCGACGCCCTCGAAGCCCATCTTTTTCCCTGCGCTCGCCGGGGTCCGGGTCTTCCTGAACCCCGCTTTTTCCATTTCAGGGGTGAAGGACTTGAGGTCCACGACCGGTTCACCCACCTCTTTCCGGAACGAATTGTAGGACGAAAACAGCGCCGTCGTCGGCGTGAACAGGTAGTGACCTGTCTCTTATAACCCTCTGAAGCTGCCGACGATCTACGCCGCGGCGTCACGCATTGCGGGCGTCTAT